GCAGTACTATACGATTTTGGAGCAAACTTACAAGAACTGTGTTTTGAGTTAGGAACCGAGGAGGGCGACGTGCGTGCGATCAATAACATCCGGCGTACTACAGAGAAGTATATGCCTTATGTTACATTAAACACTTTTGAGCCCATCACAAGATCGAATGAGTCTGGATCAGGCCTGGCAGTCATTGGGGTAAGGGTTATTTATTCCGTACCTAAGGCAGGCCTACAAGATCAGGGGGTCGAGGTAATCATCTATGCAGCAGGATAAAAATTATGGCCATAAGCATTAAGAAGAAGCTGCGAAAGGCTTCCAACAGAAGCTTTTTAGCGAAAGATTTCGAAGCCTTTCGCAGCGAACTCATAAATCATGCACGCACGTTCTTTCCGGATAAGATCCAAGATTTTTCTGAAGCATCTGTGGGCGGCCTGCTGGTAGATATGGCCGCAACAGTAGGAGATTCTTTATCCTATTATCTAGACCACCAGTTCAGAGAACTAGATCCATTCAAAGCTGTCGAGCCGGATAACATTAGAATGCACCTTAAAAACTCTGGTGTCGACATGTACGGAGCTACCCCGGCAACGGTATTGCTCAAGTTTTTCTTTCGAATAGACGCTGAAAAGGCCGCAGGAGGATATCGTCCTAATATTAAGAACCTGCCGGTCGTCCTGCAAGGCACCACAGCGAAATCAGCAGATGGCATCACTTTTACTACGGTAGAGGATCTAGACTTTGCTGAAACTGATTCGATAGGCAATTTGGTGTGCGATTATGTTGTAAAAGAAACGACAGCAGCCGGCATACCCACACTATACGAGGTCAGTAAGGAAGTGGAAGCAAATTCAGGCTCACAGACGTCTGAAACGTTTGCTATTTCGAATAGCCATGTGCCCTTCCGGCAGATAATACTATCCAACGAGAACATATCAACCATCCTATCGGTAACCGATGCAGAAGGGAATGAGTATTACGAAGTGGCTTCTCTGAGCCAAGATACAGTTTTCAATGCCGTCAAAAACGTTCAAGCAGACGACGACTTAGTACGAAGCAACCTAGAGATCACGCCGGCGCCTAGGCGGTTTGTAAGAACTTTTGATCCAACGAACAAACTGACTACCTTGCAATTCGGTGCCGGTGATGCTGACACTTTAGATGACGATGTGCTTCCAGACCCCAGCGAATTAGCATTACCACTCTACGGTAAGACTAACTTTCAAAGATTTAGCATAGACCCAAATTCTTTATTACGCACCCATACGCTTGGCATTGCCCCCAAGAACACTACGCTGACTGTGACATATCGCTATGGCGGTGGCTTGACGCACAATGCTACTTCCAACTCCATCGTAGAAATAGAAACTCTCCAATTAGAATTTAGAAAAACTACGCGTCCCACGAGTGCACTGACCGTAAGGCAGACTATGGGAGTCGTCAATCCCGATTCAGCTGTAGGAGGCTCGTTAGCCCCTACGCTGGATGAACTCAAGCAGTTAATTCCTATCGCTAAGCAGAGTCAGTCTAGAGTGGTCACAAGAGAAGATCTACTAGCAAGGATCTATACGATGCCAGCTCGTTTCGGAAGAGTCTATCGGGCAAGCATTACGCCCAATCCGGTAAACCCACTGTCGGCATTGATTTATTTGGCTTCCCTTGACAGAGATAATAATCTGACTTACGCTCCAGACACGCTCAAGAAGAACTTGAGCAATTATTTAAATGAGTTCCGGTTGATTTCTGATGCGTTCGATATTCTTGATGTGCAAATCAATAACTTTGGCGTGCGATATTCCATTATTGTTGCAGAGAATGTTAACAAGGTGCAGTTATTACAACAGGTCAACAATAGAATAGCCGACGCGCTGCAGAGAAAATACTTTCAGATCGATCAACCGTTGATCGTGGATGACATTACTAACGTTATCATTAACACAGATTATGTAATATCTTTGATCGATCTGAAAGTTTTCCCCAGGACTGGTACGATAGACGAGAGGTCGTACTCCTCGTCTAGTTTCCCTTTCGATAGAAGTACTAAAAATGGTATCATTTTTGGGCCCATTGGCTCAATATTCGAACTAAAATTTCCTGCAGACGATATAATTGGTACAGCATCATGAAAATATTTTGTACTGCAAGTTCCGATACGTACATTACTGACAAGATAATAGAAAGCAGATTCAGGGCCGAGGATGCCAACGTCGGTCGCGCTGCGACTCTAGACCTCTTTAAGTTATGGGGAGAGACCACGCTCAACGGATCTGGTAGCCTGAATGAAATATCGAGGCTGTTGGTAAAGTTTGATTATCAACAGCTGTACGATCTCACTGCTTCGAAGGCTGATCTTAATTCGGCTGGGTTCTCGGCTAAATTAAAGTTATTTGATATAAGGGCCGGCAACGCAGTGCCGGCCAATTTTAATGTAGCCGTTTTTCCTTTGTCACAGGCCTTCGACGAAGGAGTAGGAAAAAACGTAATTTCTTTTGCAGATTTAGATTCTGCTAATTTTATAACTGCATCGTATGCGAACGCTACTGCCGCTGCCTGGCATGCATCTGGAGCGGACGCAGTTGGAGTACTCGGCGCTTCTAATTTAGACATTTTTTCGCAAGCTAATTTTAGCGACGGCGCCGGCCAAGTAGGGATTTTTGGTAGTCAAAAATTCGTTAATGGCACAGAAAATTTGACAGTAGATGTAACGAAATTGGTCTCGGCCACTATTGCCAAACAGATGCCAGATCACGGATTCAGGATATCTTTTAGCGGAAGCGATGAGTCTGATACTAAGACTAGGTTCGTAAAGAGGTTTGCTTCTAGGCACGTGTCGGATCCTCTCATACGTCCTAGAATTGAAGTTTCATTTGACGATAGTTTTCAAGATAATCATTCTAACTTTTTTTTCGACCTGTCAGGCTCTTTATTCCTCAATTCTTACGAAAGATCATCAGCAGCTAATCTAGTTTCTGGATCGGCTTTGACCCCCATCACCGGTACCGACTGCCTCTTCCTAAAACTGCGTTCAGGAAGCTTTTCATATATTACTTCTGCTTCTCAGTACTCAGCGGGCACCTATGACCCAGCGAGAGAAAATTTTGTAACTGGAGTCTATTCAGCCAGTTTTGCGCTGCCCTCTAATGATGCCACAAACGTGAGTGCAAACTGGTCATTGGCCAAATTCCTTCAACTGAGCGGATCGATAACTTTTGATGAGTTCTGGTATTCCTTGGATGGGATGGTAGGGTTTCACACTGGATCTCTCAAGGTGGAGAAGTCTGCTACATATTCGGCTAATTTTACGCCCCAAGAACCTAACATTCATGTCACTAATACTAAGAGCGAATACAAGCTAGATGACCAAGTTAGAATTCGCATCTTCGGTAGAGACCTCAAAGCAGAACAGTCGATGCCAGTCAAGCGACCCATAAGTCTGCCGCCGGTGATATTCGAAGAGGTATACTACAGAGTCAAAGACGTTAATAGCGGTCGAATAATAATAGATTTTGGAGAGGCTGATAACTCAACAAGGGTGTCTACTGATTCGAAAGGGATGTTCTTTGATTTTCACATGAGCGTACTACCAGTGGGCCGGGTTTATGAGTTTGATTTTCTTGTAGTGAATAGGGGAGTACGAACCATCACCAAGGATGCCCAGTCCAGATTCACGGTGAGGTAAAGCATGTCGAAAAGCAAAAATGCTTTCGAAGATGTCCTTTTCAGGCCTAGCGTCATAAGAAACCTAAGGCAAGGTGGCACCAAGGTAGCCAATGTAACTCTGGCCGGCACTAGCGTTGACGAGGCATCCTTGCTAGCAAACCTGAGTGGAACATACATGTATGATCCGCCTGGAAGCCCCCTTAAAAACACGCAGCAGCTCAATGTAGATTTTTCTAAGTTCGAAAATCATACCTTTTTCAACTCTGCAGAAATGAAGGTTCAAACCGCTTTTGATAAAGTGATCAACGGGTATCCGTTTGATGGTACTAAAGCAGAGTACCAAGCATACATCGAATCTTTATCCGGGTTCGAAAAGTACGTATTAGAGCAGTTTCCGAAGCACAAAGGGTACCTCAATTTCAAGAGAGAAGATACAGATAGCAATCCCATAAACAATTATCTTTCGGTTAAGACGCTAAAAGGAGTCACGGCACTTTCAACTGATACACCGCGTTCCGGCCAGTACGTGATGGCCGACCTAAGTCTGGGCACATCGCCTTTTACAGTAGAAATGCAGCTCGTCGTTCCGGCTGCTAGCAATGATAATAACGTCATACTACAGAAAACCAGTCAACTAGTAGGCAACGGAAATACTCATGGCTTGACCATCGCTTTATCGGCATCATCCGACGCTACCACCGGCAACGTTTTGGCAATGCTAACGTCAGGATCTACTTTTATAAGCGCTAGTGTGCAGATAAAAAAAGGTCAATTTCAACACATTGCCACAATCTACGATAGAAACATAACCGGTCGTTTAAAGATGTATGTGGACGGAAGGTTAGCGTCCACGTCTAGTATCGGCGAATTCGGATCTTTCGACATTCTGGATTCTAACATCACGATAGCTAGCGGGTCTAAACATGCGTTCGGATCTTTGTATGAATTTACGCCCAGCGTTCAATTGTCTGGAGCTATGGACGAGCTAAGGATCTTCGAATCTGTAAGATCTAGACAGCAACTCAATAAATTCTCACAGCGGACCATATTTCCTCCGGCTGATAAGAGTTTAAAGCTATACTTTAAATTCAATGAGCCGTCTGGAAGTTTTTCTAGCACGGTAAACCAGGGCTTGATCTTAGATTATAGCGGATATGGATTACACACTCATGTCACCATGGGCTCTGGTGAATCCTTCGACATGTCATTGAGATCGACAGCTTCTCTGGCTACACCGCTCGTAGGCGAGAGTCCGTCTAGTGCTCCAATATTGTTTCCGTCGTTTCCTTCTGTTACATCGTTAGGGAATAAGCTGCTGACGTCGGCAAGCCAATACGATTTTAACAACCCTAATTTGATTGTCAAGCTCATTCCCAAGCATTACTTGACAGATGCTCAACAATTTCAAGGGTTGTTAAACGAGAACGGAGACATTTCAGAAAACTATTCTTATACGACAGACCTGCCTGGCGGCGGCCGGATACAGTCTGCCCAGATCATCGCTTCTTTACTGTATTTGTGGGCGGAGACCTTCGATGAAGTGAAGATGTTCGTTGACTCATTTGGGAAATTACTCAAAGTAGATTATCTGAGCGATCAAACAATCAGTGATCAACTGCTGCCTTTCCTGGCAAAGTATTACGGTTTTAACCTTCCCAATTCTTATGCTGACGCTAGCATGGATCAATACTATGATGGCGACGATCTGACTGTCAATAAGGCAGCCTCATCGAAATCCTTACAGACCATACAAAACACCATCTGGCGCCGAGTGCTAACTGACCTGCCTGAGTTACTACGCACGAGAGGTACGCGCAACTCCATAGAGCAACTGTTCAGAAGCATGGGCATCTCTTCGGACGGAGTATTCAGGATCAAGGAGTACGGCGGTAGCAAGACTAAGAAGATAACTGATACATACGAAAAAAGAACCCAAGTAGCCGCAATGCTGGATTTTTCGGGCACCCTTAATTCGCAAGGCACAATCGGCGCTTCTGGAAAGGATACTACGCGTCCCTTGATCCAGTCTTATTTTTTGTCAGGAACTCGAGTCGAGCCAGGCGCGCCAAAAATACGCGGGACCATGGTCAAGGGCCAATCAAATGCAGTAGGCGACGGCCTGTTTACGAGCGGCTCCTGGACCATGGAGGGACTGTTCAAGATGGAGTCTGCCTTGAGCCATCCCATTACACAGAGCCTGATGAGACTGCAGACGACAGGCAGCCAAGCAGCCTCTGTGTCCAACAACTGGCTGATATTTAATGTTCTTGCCTTCAAACCAGTTTATAATAGAAACACCGGATCAATCGCCCTGTACGGACGTCCGACAGGCGGTACCGCAGCGCCAACACTGGTTCTCAACTTGACTGGCGTCAATGTATTCGATGGCCGGAAGTGGCACGTATCATTTGGAAGGTGTAGAAACGATCAGACCGGATCTTACGTTTCATCCAGCTATTTCCTTAGGGCCGGACAGATGGGCCCGACTCAAATGAGGGAGTATCATGAAACTCGTAAGCTGTTTGACGACTCAGGTGACAACGTCTTAAACACAGTCAGCAGCACCACCAACGCTTCAGGCTCGTTCATGGCGGTCGGAAGTCAGAGTTTGGGCTATGATTCCTCTTTAGCAGATGGAGGGTTCTTGAACAGCAGTTCTACGACTGCGGCGAGAAACGTGATATTTTCTGGAAAGGCCTCTGGAATCAGGTTTTTCAGTAAAGAGATATCGCAACAAGGCACTTTGCAACACATTCGTAATTTTGCATCTTTGGGAGTAGAAAATCCCAACGTCAATTTCAACTTCAATACTTCTGATAGCGGTTCCTTCGAAAGACTCAGGATCAACCTGTCCTGCGATCAGCCCATTACCAAGTCAAGTGATGCAGGCTTGATCCGCGTATTTGACTTCAGCCAGAACAAGCTGCATGCTTCTGGCACTGGTTTCACCTATGTTGGTGCTGCTGCGGGCCTTGGTGCACAGCAGGTCATCAAGCCGGAAAGGTTCGATTACGTCATTCTCTCCCCTAGGTTTGCGTTAGCATTTGAGCCCAACAAAGTGAGGATCCGAAGCTTTGATCGGGCCGAGAACGTAAGAAAAAATCCAGCAGGCGTATCTTTTGCTCCCTTGCACGCCATCCCGGAGAACGAGCAACCCAAGGACGACAGGAGGTTGTCGATCGAGGTATCTTCTGTGCAGGCTTTGAACGATGACATTGCTAATATTTTTGCAACACTCAACTATTTGGACAACGCCATTGGAGATCCTGAGCTAGTCTTCTCAGAACAATACAAAGACTTAGCACACCTTCGATTAATTTATTTTAACAGATTGACAGATAAGATGTCTTTAACGAAGTTTTTTGACTTCTTTAAATGGTTTGACCAGTCTGTAGGAGGCTTGATAGAGGAGATGATCCCTAGTACTACCGATTATTTAGGGACCCACTTCATCGTGGAGAGTCACATGCTCGAGCGCGCCAAGTTCACGTACAAGTACAGTGACATGTATGTGGGCGTGGTCGACCGACGCGAAGCTTCTGTGATATTCTTGCAGCAGTTCTTGGGAAACATAAGGAAGTTCTAGATGGGAAAGTATCGATATGCGAGAGCAAACGGTGAATTCATCACTAGCGAAATCCTGGAAAGAGTCCAATCGGTCACCCCAGGCTTCTTTACTGTTGACCAGTCTTATGATCTGACGAAGACTTTCGTCTCTGGTACGCACGGGGATGTCAACAGTTTCGTTAGCAGCCAGATTTCCGGCTATGCTGGTTCGGGTAATTTAGCAGGTTGGTGGCGGCTAAACAAAGACGTATCCTCGAAGGGGAGCGTCACAGATAGCAGTGGAAAGGGACGCACTGGGACGTTCGACGCCGTCGGGGATCGGCCGGCATACTCCACAGCACTCTATCCCTCTGCTTACATCCAGAAGTCCAGCTACACTTTTGATGCCTCTGACGATGCGATCAACATCGGCACAGCAGCAACCTGGAATGCCATTATCGGCGATGATATCGCCGCCGGCGCCACTCAAAAAATGTCATTTGCTGCATGGGTATATAGGTCGGTCGCGGCAGGATCCGCGCGTCGCGTCATTGATTTTAGCAATTATGACGTGGCTGTGAGTGACACCCCTGGGGGAATTCAATTCAAGACAGTATGGAATGGCAGCAATGCGTACTGGTATGCCCCAACTGTCTCGTTGTCAACTTGGTAC